CGACCGCTGGTACTTGAGCAGTGCCGGCCTAATCTTTCGCATCGTCCTCCTCGTCGTTGGTGCCTGTGGCAGGTACCAAGCCCGAGTTCGGGTCGCTCGGGTCCTCGCCCATGAGCTTCACCATCGCCAGGCGCACAGTCTCCTCGTCCATGCCCGCTTTGCGGTTGTCCTCAACCTCGACGCTCGCCTTATCCGACATGCCGAGCTCTTGCTTGGAGAGCCAAATGCACATTCTCCCCGCATCCGCGCGCCGGCTGTTCGCGATCGAGAACATGCGCCGGCGTAGTGCCATCCGGAAACGATTACGGCCTGAATCATAGGCCGCTCGAAGCTCTGGGTTCTTCGAGAGATGTGTCTGGAATGTTCGGTAGGGCACGCTAAGGTAGGCGGCGATCTCCTTCTGGCTCACGAGGATTGCTGCCAGCTTGTGGATCTGCTCGAGGTCCCACGGCTGTCGCTGCGTGAATCGAGACTCGGTGATGACAGTCTTCTGGAACCTTAGTTCGACATCAAGCAGCTCCGCGAGGTCAATAGGCGCCGGCCCTAGTTCCCCGTCGTCTTTATCGTCGGGCATCAGAGTCCTTAGTTTGGAACGCCATTTTGAAATGTTCCCAGTATCCACATGCGTGGATCTTTGTAATCGGCATCGAGCCCGGATGATATGAGCTGCCTGACCGTCATGGTGAATGTGTTTCCATTTGCTGGGTTTACGTCCAGCCACCCCGTAAAATATTTCGAGGTGTTCACGGTCGCCGGGAACGTGTAGCTGTCAGTTACCAGGGTTCCGCCGGGGCCCGTGATGCTGAACTCAATCGTCGCACCGGTTGCATCATTATCGGCAATCTCTACACGCCAGAATAGCCTGTGTATCCCGAGCTTTGTTGCCGGGTCAGTGTTAGGACTAAATGTCACAGACTCCATGGTCACAGGCGTACCGGTCATCGAGGGTATGTTTGTGTCGCCTACCGTACTCGCATAGGACTCGCTCATACCATTGAGGGATTGCCACACCTCCAGCACACCGGAGGCTCCCCCCGTGCCACCTTCGTTGTCAAAGACGCGGATGGTCGCCCGCTCAGTGGCGGACCCTACGGACATCCACAGGTCCCTATGAAATGGGGCGGACGGGTCAGCCGTTCCGTCGAAGTTTATGTTTCCACGTAGCCCCGGAACGTCCTTCTGCAATCTCAGGTTGATACCTCCGTCCCTTTGGATGATGACGACCCCATCCCCATCGTTATCCATCGTCACTCTAAGCCCGCCCGACCCAGTGGTCCCAGTTGATGTGATATTCATTCCAACGCCTAGCGAGTCATCCATGAATACTCTAATGCCAGTTGATGAAGTTGGGCCTCCCTCGATCAAGATCGCCGCGTCACCGGAGGTCGGCGGCGTAATGAATAGGGCATTGACAGCCTGACCACCTGATGCTGCACCGTCAATGTTCAGGATGTTTACGATCTGAGCGCCCCCACCTGACATGGTAACGACTTCGGTAGCCCCAGCACCCGAGTTTTGGAAAAACTCCCCAGGGATGCTGGATGATGCGGTGGCGCCCGCCCTGATGGACGCGGATCTTATCGTGCCATCAACGTCCGTCTCAACAATGTGGGCATCAAGGTCCTGAGCGAGCGAGCCGGCCGACACCCATTCGGCCCATACCGACAGCTGATTGAGCTCGTGGTTCATATATGTGGCCTGAATGGGCGTCTCCGGAACGACGCCCGTCGTTCCCGCGGCTGGGTTGGCGACCTTTGTGGCCGCACTACTCCACCCATCACCCCCGGCTGGATAGATTGCATCATTCGCCCATATTGTGACTGAACCTATTGGCTTTGCCATTTTCTGTTATCTCCTAGCAGTCTGTTGTTGGAATGACGTACGACCATACGGCGCAGTCAGGCACCGACCCGTCGGTGTAGCACCATACTCCGCCGTCGGTGACAGAGAGGTCTGTGTATTGCCATAGGTTTTCACCGAGCGGAACAAATGCTACGAAGCCGAGCACTGCCGCATATATCGCACGGCAAATGAGGCGGAACAAAAGCCTGATTTCGCTCACAGGAAAAACCCCGGGGATGATGAGCTCAAATGTGTATGGTGGGTGCAGTATGTAGTTGATCGGCGTGACGACGCCGGTGCCGATCAACGTTCGCACCATGGTGAGGATGTTGTTGACGGACCCCGTCCAGTCGCCGGTCACTTGGCCTAAGAGTATCTCCGTCTGAATGCGCAGAAAAATGCGGTATCTATCGTCCGCGAGGCCCGACCGCGGCAAATCGATGATAGATCCGATGATGTCGAGCTGCACACCAATCGCCGTCTCGATGTCGAATGCCGCCTTGAGGTCGGCCATCACTTCGGTGTAGATGCCGAACGGCTCGGCCAGGATGCACATAAAGTCGCGGAACTTCCGATTCCCGACCGTGTCGTCCATCTGCACCAAGACGCGCTCTTCTGCGAGCTCGCACGCCGCATTTGCTCCCGCCGAGGCGATGCCCCACGTCGACGTAATGGCCCATGGCGATCCCCATGTGGCCATTAGTAGAGCGTCCCGTCTATGTCGATTCGGATGTTGCCAGAGTCATAATCGGGCTCCTGTCGGATGCTCACGGCCTGAGTCAGCGTGGTGATCGGAAATGCTGGTGCACCCGCTTGGTCGCCAACTCCGACCACCGCGCTGGCGATTCCCGATAGCTCGCCGCTTCGAATGAGGTCGTCGATCGTGCCCTGATGGTCGAGTGCTCTTGCGTCGCGACCGATGGTCACGAAGTTTGCGGTCGCCACCGTGGCAATCTGGGATCGGATGAGGTCCGCCATGTCTTGCGCGTCAGACGGGACAATCGGGCCATCGTCGTTATTCGTGAACAGAACGATCGTGACGTCAATTGCGATGTCGATAACCTTGAACAGGTCGAACTTGATCGGCCCCTGTTGCTGCCCCTCCACGTCTGCAACGCTGATGATCTCAACGACCCCGTAGTCGGTGCCGTACGACTCACCGCCTGCCCCCGTCGCGCTGAATATCGCGTCCGCTATATCCTGCGCGAGAGGCTCGATTGGCCCCGCGACTTGTGGATCAGGTAACGGAGGGTCGGTCTTCACGACGATGTTGAACGCTTTGAAGAGAATGCCGTCAGCATCAGCGGGGCTTACAGATGGATTGTGATACCCGCGAACGTTCGTCACCCGGCCGTTGACCGTGCTGACCTTCGATACCACGCCCGAAATCGCCAACAATGGCCCGATGTTCTGCGAGTAAATCTCAGCTTGGCGAGTGCGCCGGAACGACTCGTCTGACTCCTGATCCTGCCCTATCGTCGCGTCGTCCGATGCGTTCGTAAAGCCGGTGAGGTTTGGAACGACCGTGACGATGGACCACGTCGTGCCCGCGTTCGCCAATATGGGGCCAGTGTCCACGGCCTGGAATGTCGCCGCCACAGACTCGCCCGCCACGGAGATGTATGGGCCCCCGATAGCCTGCCACAATGAGTTGTTGTCATCGTTGCGAATCTGATCACCGTTGCTGACCGTGCCCGCAGCGCTGAATGCCAGTTCCCCGTTGACGACCGACGCCGACGCACCCTCGCGAATGCTCCCGGTGAGCGAGGCTATCTGATCGAGCGCAACACCAATCGCGCCGTTCGGGTCACGGCTCCGCCAAATGTCAAGTGCCGTTTGTTGATTCGCAGCATTCAATTCGGCAACGATGTTGATGAGCTGCCCCATGATGGAAGTGATCAAAACGTTCGTGTTCGGGCCGAACACGCTCTGAACGGCAACGGAGATCTGCTGTATCAACTCCTCCTGCGTTTGTGTGAGCAGACCTTGTGAGGTTACTTCGAATGCCATGTCAAACTGTCCCGTCCGGAGTGAGGGCCACTGAAAAATCAACCTCACCGTCGATCGATGTCGCGGTGCCCGTGACTGTGAGCGTGCGCGTGAGGTTGTCGAGGTCCGTGTTGAGGTCTACGCCCGTAACGCCCGGGGTAGCGAGCACCACCTGCGTCAGGATGAAGCGAACCGACTCGACCGGCGTCGACTTGACGAAGATGACTTGCAGATATGGAACCCCCGCGGACTGGTCGTATACGGTCTCTCCGAGCCACGTACGCAGCCGCATCGTAATGTCTTGGGCTATCGCAGC